CAGGTTTTATTAAACATTCATTACTAAATAAAATTTTAGAAAAAATTGATAAACATAAAGATAAATAAATATGCTATTAAAAAAAGGTGACAATAATGACTTGGTTAAAAAACTCCAAGTAAGGTTAGGTGTAGAAGCAATAGGTACTTTTGGACCTAAGACTGAAGCCGCAGTAAAAGTTTGGCAAAAAGCTAATGGATTAAAAGATGATGGTCTTGTTGGTGATGGTACTTGGAATAAATTATTCCCTTCAGCTGCTCCCGTTGCTATTTCTACCCCTGTAGTGGTTATTCCTCCTAGTTCATTTAAACTAGATAAGCTAAAAGGACACATTCCAGACTCAGTAATTGCTGCTATTCCAGACACTGCTGCTAAATTTAATATTACAAATACTTTACGTTTAGCTCATTTCTTAGCTCAAGCAGGACATGAGTCAGGACAGTTTAAAGCAACTTCAGAAAACTTAAACTATTCATCAAAAGGTTTATTAGGTATCTTCCCAAGATATTTTAATGCCGCTACTGCTGAACAGTATGCTCGTAAACCTGAAATGATTGCCTCTAAAGTTTATGGAGGTAGAATGGGTAATGGAGCTGAGGCTACTAAGGATGGGTATAAATTTAGAGGTAGAGGATATATTCAATTAACAGGTAAAGATAACTATACTCAATTTGATAAGACAGTTCCTGAAGACATTTTAGCTAATCCAGATTTGGTAGCAGGTAAATATGCTTTAATGTCTGCTGCTTGGTTTTTTGATAAAAATAAACTTTGGGGTATTTGTGATAAAGGAGCTGATCAAGCTACAGTAACAGCTGTTACAAAAAGAGTAAATGGTGGAACTATTGGTCTACCAGATCGTATTAAACATTTCAACGAATACTATAATTTATTAAAATAATGAGCGAGTTTCAATTAAAAGAAGGACAAGGATATATTTACGTAGGTGAATACTTTCATAAATTTGGAGGTAAAGTACCTACAGAAAAGAAATTAGGTAAAATATATGATCTATTAGAAATACCTCAAATAGATGATTACGCATTCAGTTTAGACTTTACAGCAGCAGATATTTATCTTGTTGAAAATGTAGAGGTTCTTTATACTGCTTTAACATCATTATTAAGTCATGATCTTATTAAAGAGGATTGGTTTGCAGATTCAGATAATGATTTAAAAGAAAGAGTAACTAGATTTATGAAAGCTTTTGGTTACGTTGAGATTTGTGATGTTGATGGAGATGGTATTCCTGACCATCTAGACGACGTTATAGGTTAAAATCGACACCCTCCATGAACGATATGAGGTCGTTTAATATAGGCGCTATATAAAAGTGTATGGCGCCTATATGTATCGGGGTATGGATGTTAATAAAATATTTAACTTGTTTAATGGAGATGAACCCGAGTCATTAAGGGAGAAAGCCCAACAAGTAGATATTACATTAGATTATAAAAATCATCCTTTATTCTGGGTTGGTATGTTTAAGAAATTAATCCAGAATCATCAAACATTTAACGACCAATTACTTAAATTTTTTGATAAATTAGATGAGGGGTTAAATACAGCCGATATGGATAAAGCAGGTGAATTTATAGTGTTTAATAGAGCTTGGGAATACATCCAGAAAGTAGACCCAGATAACTTGGTTACCCAAGAAGCCTTATATAGATTCGCAGACATACATCTTAGGGTTGCCTTAGAATTATCAATAAATTATTTCCAAGAACACGAGGAATATGAAAAGTGTTCACACCTCAAAAAGAATTTAGAATTTGTAAAACTTCTCTTAACCTAAGCTTGGAGTGTCTTACTTTCAATATTATATTCCAATCACGGGAAAAGGAAAAAAGAGAATAAAATATGAAAAATAGAGAAATTATAATGAGGAGGTTAGAAAGGGCCGAATCAAACATGGAGAAATTAAATTTTGTCCTAAGTCGTCAAGGCACAAGAGAACAGTTTAATGACCTAATCCAAGAAACTAGGGAGTTAATCCAAGACACTAAATCATTCGTTCAACAAGAACCTATGAGTCAAGGAGAAGTTAATCCATTTTAATTATGAATTTAACAGCAGAACAAATCCAACAAAATTGGTTGAGATTAATTGGCTTTATTGAGGACCATATTTCATCCCCTCGTAAAGAAAAATTAATTGAGTTTTATGAAGAATTTAGTGAGCGTTTAATGTTAATGCCTGCTGCTCATAAAAAAGAATACCACAATGCTTTTCCGGGAGGTTATGTAGAACATGTTAATCGAGTTATTACTTGTGCTCTTCACCTTCATGATTTGTGGGCTCAAATGGGTGCTGATGTTTCAACATACACTAAAGAAGAATTAGTATTTTCTGCCTTAAATCATGATTTGGGTAAGATGGGTGATGATGAAAATGAATCTTATATTCCTCAAACTGATAATTGGAGACGTGAAAAATTAGGTGAGGATTATATGTTTAACACTAAAGTAGCATTTGCTTCTGTTCCTGATAGAGGATTATTCTTACTCCAATCCCATGGTATCCAGTATACATTTAATGAAATGATTACTATTCAGACACACGATGGTTTATATGATGATGCTAATAAGAAATATTTAATGACTTACCTCCCAGAACAAAAACCACGTACAGCATTACCTTTTATTGTACATCAGGCGGATTTAATGGCTGCTCGTATTGAGTTCGAAAGGGAATGGTTACCTAAATTACAGGGTAACGTGGAGTCTCAAAAGAAACCATTTACATTGGGTAATAATAAATCAGCTCCATTAACTTCAGCCGCTAAATCAAAAGCATTAGGTAGCGTAAAAAGTGAAGGACTTAAAAATTTATTAGCTAACTTATGATACTAACAATTATATTACTCTCAGTATTGGTCTTGACTCTTGGATACACGACCTATAATCTTTTAAAGAAAAATGAGAAACAAGAAGACATTTTAGCAGGTTATATGACCTACTTAAATAAAATTTCAGACACTATTGAATTATCAGAGAAGAAAATGATGGAGGTAGATGCTAAAGGCAGTTTCAAATCAGATGATGAGGTAGGATTTTTCTTTGAGCAAATTAAAACCATTCAAACAGCATTAAACTCTTTTGTTATTAAAAATATTGTAAAATAATGGAAGAGGTAGTAGTAAAGAAGAAAAAAGGTGTCCAATATTTTACCCAAGACACAGAGGATGCTATTGTATTATACAATAACACTACTGATTTTGAGGTAAAAAGTAGAATCTATCACGATAGAATTCATTACGCCTTTTTTAAACTTACCGAAAACATTATTCACACCTTTAAGTTTTATTATACTGAGGTAGATAATATTGAGGATTTACAACACGAGGTAATTACCTTCCTACTATCTAAAATCCATTTATTCAAACCAGAAAAAGGTGCTAAAGCCTTTTCTTATTTTGGAACAATTGCTAAACGTTATTTAATTTTATCAAATCAAAAGAATTATAAAAAACGTATTGATACTATTGGTTTAGATGCTATTGAGGAAGATGAGGAACATTCATACAGCATTGATGATTCATCGCACGATGAGCGTCTATCGATGTTTATAGACATTTATACCGAATACGTCACCAAACATATTTATACTTTATTTCCTAAGGAATATGACGCTCGAATTGCGGATGCTATTTTAGAATTATTCCGTAAACGAGAAAACTTAGATGTATTTAATAAAAAAGCACTTTACATTTATATCCGTGAAATAGTGGAAGTTAAAACTCCTAAAATTACAAAAATAGCAAATCAACTTTACGATATTTTTAAAGAAAACTATGTATTTTATTTAGAACACGGATATACAAATTTTTAAGTTTCATATTTATAAGAAACTAACTGTATATTTATGTCACAATTTGATAATATAATTTTTGGGAAGAAAAAATTCTCCGATGTTTTGGAGGAAATTTATAATAACCAAAAGAAAAAAGACCAACAGGTTACTGCTTTAATTAATGAGTTAAAACCTTTAATTTCCGATATTGGGGATGCTACTTTAGTAGTTCCCCTAATTAAAGAATATATGGAAATCAGTGTTAAAAATGATGATATTTTAATTAAGATGGCTGCTTTAGCTCAACGTGCTATGGCAACAGTAACATCTGATGGTTCTTTAACTATTTCTGATGAGGAAAAAGACCAGCTATTAGCTGCTATGAATGAGTTAAAAGGAGGTAAATAATGGCTAATTATGGGTTCTCAGCTTTAAATAATAATCTTAATGCTAATTCTAACAATGGATTTAATGTTGCAAACGCTATTTCCCAAGCCAATTTAATTAGAGCAGTTAGAGTATTAAGTATTGTTTTAGACGAAACCCACCCACGTTTTAAAGAATTAGGTGAATGGAACGCTTTAGGTATTGTTGAATATGAGGATGTTGTAAATCCTTTACCTTCTCCATCATTACAAACAGCACGCCCATTAACAGGTAATTTTAAAAATTTACCTTTAGTTAATGAAATTGTTTATTTAATTGGACTCCCTAATACTGATATTGCTTCAATATCATCTAATTCAACCGAATATTATATTAATATAGTTTCGCTTTGGAATCATCCTCATCATAATGCGTTTCCAACATCACCTAATTCATTACCTCCAACCCAACAAAAAGATTATATCCAAACCCAAGCAGGCAATGTTAGAAGAGTAACAGATCAATCTACAGAAATATTTTTAGGTAAAACATTTAAAGAACGTTCTAATATTCATCCTTTATTACCTTTTGAAGGTGATATGCTTTATGAAGGTAGATGGGGTAATTCAATTCGTATTGGTTCTACTGTTAAAGATACTCCTAACAATTGGTCAACAGTTGGTACAAATGGAGATCCTATTTTAATTATTAGAAACGGACAAGGTATTCAAACAGAAGAAGGTTGGGTACCAACAGTAGAGGATATTAACAATGATGATTCCTCAATTTATATTGCAAGTACTCAAAAAATACCTTTAAAAGCATCAAGTACTATATATGATAGCTACAGGACAGCCCCTACAGCACCTGATCAATATTCTGGAAAACAAGTTATTTTAAATTCAGGTCGATTAGTATTTAATACTACTCAAGATCATTTATTATTAAGTTCTAATCAAACAATAGGGTTTAATGCCGTTAGCGGTTTTAATTTTGATACTAAAGGAAATTTTGTTGTAGGATCTCCTTCAATTAAACTAGGTTCTAAAAACGCTACTGAACCTTTATTACTAGGAAATAAAACAGTTACTTTATTAAATCAGTTATTAGTAAACTTAGAGGCCTTTATGACTATTTGCTCAACTTTAGTTTCAACTCCTCCAGGTACTCCTCTAGGACCGTTAAATATTGTAGCAGGACAGATGTCAACTATATTAAATGGTTTACAACAAAATCTTCAAGAAATTAAATCCAAAAATAATTTTACAGTATAATGGCAAATATACAAGATATTGATTTAAAAGCAATCCAAAATGCTACCCCAGATAACTTAAAAGCATCTGGTACTGCTAAATTAGGTACTTTAATATTTGCTCAAGGTAAAGTAATTAATCAATTATTAGATCCTATTGCTAATAAATTATTATCTCAAGTAACTTCACCTGATGGAACTTGTGTTTCTCAACAGATATTAGATGAAACTATTAATCAAAGAAATGGTTTAGTTTTACAACTAAATAATATAGGTAACAATTTAAATAAATTAACTAATACTTTAACTGGTCTTTCTAATTATTTAAGTTTAGCTCAAACCGTTATAACAATACTTAAAACGGCTAAAATAGCTACCTCAATTGCCGCCAAAGTTTTACCTGTTGTTCCTGGTATTATTCCCTCTACTATAAGTGATTTAGAGGATGCAAAAAACCAAATCACATTTACAAGTACTGGCACATCTAAATTAGATAAAATTCAAGGTTCAGTATCATCAGCAGCTATTTCAGTATCAATTGTAAATGGATATATTTTAAATATTGTTACTACATTAAATTTGTTAGATGTTATTTTAACAAAATGTAGTCCTGATTCTACATTTGCTTCAATTTCTAAAGATATAAATGATAGTGCTGATGCTCAAAAACAAGCAGAAACAACTATTAATCAAACAACATATAACGGTTTTATTATTGAAATAACAGAAGTACCTTATACACCTACTGTTACTCGTAGACGTGCTATTGGTAAAAATCAACAAGGTATTATTTTAATACAAACCGAATTATCATTTACTACTGATCCATTAACTTTAATTAATGAATTAAAACTAATAATCGACAGAGACAATTTAAAAGCTTATTAACTTAATATTTATAAACAATGAAACCATCAGATTTTAAAAAAATTATTAAAGAGGCAGTAAGGGAAGCTATTCAAGAAGAATTAAAAGATATTCTATTGGAAGCTGTTCGTGCCCCTAAAACAATTGTTACGGAGTCGCTTAAAGACACTTACGCACAACCACATCTTTCAAAACCAAAACAATTAACTCCTCAAGAAAGACAAGCAATGTTTGGAGGTATTTTAGAGGAAATGCAAGTTGGAGGAGCAGCAACTACCGCCTATGCTGGTAATTTTCAAGCAAACGGACCCGTAGATGCTGTTAACGGAGCATTACCTGAAGGTAGTGTTGGATTAGACCAAATAATGGCTTTAATGAATAAATAATGGCTTTCGGAGCAAAAAAGATATTCCCTATAGATACTCAACCCGGAACGGCTGTTGGGGTGGATATTCCTTTTAATGCTCCTGCTGTTTTTAAACCAAATTATACTACTCAAGCATCAATCAAAAATAATTTAATTAATTTCTTTTTAACAAATAAAAATGAAAGATATTTAAATCCAACTTTTGGTGGTGATTTACGAGCTTTTATATTTCAACAAATAACTGAAGGAAATTTAGATTACTTAAAACAAGACATCCAGTCTCAATTAGGTATATATTTTCAAAACGTAATTATTGGAAGTTTAGATATTTTATCTTCACCTGATATTAATCAAATTAGTGTAATATTAAAATATAGTATAAAAGATACTGGATTGACTGACGAAATACAATTAGCATTTATATAATGGCTACTAAAAAAAGAAATATAACCTATATTAATAAGGACTTTAGCGAACTAAGGGCTAGTTTAATTGACTATGCTAGAACTTATTTTCCTACAACTTATAATGATTTTACTCCTACCTCACCAGGTATGATGTTTATGGAGATGGCTGCCTATGTAGGTGATGTTTTATCATTCTATATGGATAACCAAATCCAAGAAAACTTTTTACAGTATGCTCGTCAAACAAATAACTTATATGAACTGGCTTACATGTTTGGTTACAAACCAAATGTAACTCAAGTTGCTTCATCCCCAGTTGATTTTTACCAACAAGTTCCTTCAGTTTTATCTGGTTCAACTTATTTTCCAGATTTTACTTATTCTTTATTTATTGATTCAAATGCTGTAGTTAGATCTACAAGCAATACTAATGTTTCTTTTTTAATTGAAGATCCAATAGATTTTTCAGTATCAAGTTCAGGTGACCCAACTTCAGTTTCTGTGTTTTCATTAAGTGGAAACAATCCAACCTATTATCTATTAAAGAAAACTAGACAAGCATCATCTGCTACTATTAATACTACTACTTTTTCATTTGGTGCTCCTGTTCCTTTCAATACAGTAGAAATTACAGGTGAAAAGATTGTAGGTATTTTAGATATTACAGATAGTGATGGAAATATTTGGTATGAGGTAGATTATTTAGCTCAAGAAACAGTATTTGATTCAATCAAAAATACTAATACAAACGATCCTAACTTATCACAATATCAAGGAGACACTCCTTATTTATTACAACTACAGCTAATCCAAAGAAGATTTGCTACTCGTTTTATAGACTCAACAACATTACAACTTCAGTTTGGTTCAGGTACTACAGCAGATAATGATGCTGAAATTATTCCTAACCCCGATAACGTGGGTTTAGGATTACCTTTTGGACAAAGCAAATTAACAACCGCTTTTTCACC